AACAAATAATAAAAAATATTTTAATGACACCTGAGTTTCAAGAGGTAGTTAAAGAACTTAGAGATAACCAATTAAATAGAATTATCTACTCTAGCGAGGATGATGCAAAAGTCAGAGAGCAAGCATATCTTCGTGTTAAGACGATAGACGAACTCATGAACTATCTAGAATCTATTGCTAAAGATAGCGAGATAAAAGATAAATCATGGAAGATATTATAGACTTTTCTATAATGGCAACCCTTGCCAAAAGGGAACATTAAGGAAATACAATGAGTGAAGAAACCATGACTCCTGAACAAGGAAGTGGAGATCTAACTGTAAGAGGTGCAGTCTCAGCATTTGAAGGCATCTTATCAGCAGGCGAGGACTCTCCAGAGCAACCAGAAACTGTTGACCAAGAGGTTGAAGAATCTGTAGAAGAGGAAGTATCAGAAGGTGAAGAGGAAGTTGTAACTGAAGATACTGAATCCCAAGAAGAAGTTGATTTTAGTGAAGATGAACCTGAAGAAGAATCTTACGAGGATGTTGCTACTTATAAAGTAAAAGCATCTGGTGAAGAAAAAGAGGTTACCATTGATGAACTAATAAAAAACTATCAACTTGGTGCAGACTATACGAAAAAGACTCAAGAGATTGCTGAGCAACGCAAAGCGATTGAAGAAGGTATGAGAGAAGTTCAAGAGTCTAAACAAGTTAGAGACTTATATTCACAAAGACTGCAAGCAGTGGAAGAGTTTTTGCAAAAGCAAGTAACAGATGCAACTCCACAAGATCTTGCAGAGTTGAAGGAAAATGACCCAGTAGGATATGCAGTTAAAATTGCAGAAATTACAGAAAAGAAAGAAAATCTAAGTGCTGTTCAACAGGAACGTGCCAAGATTGCTCAACAGCAACAACTTGATCAAAAACGTTTCTTACAACAAAAAGTAGTTGAAGAAGCACAAAAACTTTCACAAATCCTACCAGAGTTTTCAGACCCAAATAAGGGCGAACAACTCAGAAATGAGATTCGTGCCTATGGAAAAAGCGTAGGTTTTACAGATGCAGAGATGAGTAATGTCATCGATCATCGTCACGTATTAATGCTACGTAAAGCACAATTATATGATCAGTTACAAAAGAATAAACCTAATGTAACCAAAAAGGTAAACAGCGCACCTAAAATGGTGAAGTCTGGCAATAAGGTTGATCCAAGTAATCGTGATGTGCGAAAAAGAAACATGGCGAAATTAAAGCAATCTGGAAAAGTCAGAGATGCTGTCGCCTTATTTGAAAACTTTATTTAATTAAGGAAGTGAAAACATGGCAACATATCAAACCCATCAGGCAGTAGGTCAGAGAGAAGACCTAACTGATGTAATTTATAACATCTCTCCAACTGAAACACCATTTATGTCTACAGTTGCTAAATCTAAGGCAACTGGTGTTTATCATGAATGGCAAAAAGACTCTCTTGCTTCTGCTGATATAACTAACGCAGTAGTCGAGGGTGCTGATGCTTCAGATGCAACACTTACTCCAACAGTTCGTGTTGGTAACTACACTCAGATTTCACAAAAAACTATCAAAGTTGCTGGCACACTAGAGTCAGTTGATAAAGCAGGTAGAAAATCTGAAAAAGCATATCAATTAAGTAAAGCATCTGCTGAACTTAAACGAGATATGGAAAAAATCTTGTTATCAAACAAAACAGCAAGTGCAGGTTCATCATCTACAGCAAGAACTTTAGGTGGTTTACAAGCATGGTTAAACTCTAATGCTTCTTTAGGCACATCAGGAACTGCTGGTAATAACGGCACAACTGCTCGTGTTTCTGGAACAGATAGAACATTTACAGAAGCAATCTTAAAAGCAAACGTAAAATCAGTTTATGAAGCAGGTGGCGATCCATCAATCTTAATGGTGACACCAAGTGCTAAACAAACAGTATCTACATTTGCTGGTATTGCTGGTCAACGTTACATGGCACCGTCTAATAGTGCAACAACTATTATTGGTTCTGCTGACGTTTACTTATCAGATTTCGGCACATTGAATGTTGTTCCTAACAGATTCATGACTGCTGACGTTGCTGGTAACGTAGGCACAGGTGGTGCTGGTCAAGACGATGGTGAAGTGGCATTTGTTCTTGATCCAGAATATGCATCAGTTGCATATTTACGTCCTTTCGCTACAAACGAATTAGCGAAAACTGGCGACAGTGAGAAAACACAACTTTTAGTTGAATACACACTAGAAGTTAAAAACGAATCAGCACATGGCATTATTGCTGACATCGCTGAGTAATATGGATAACTCCCCTCTTCGGAGGGGATTACCCTTTTAGGATTGTTATGGCAAAAATTATTTCAAAAGATAACATAAGAACACAAACAGCACACAATGCAGATAACGGAGACATTGTGATTGCAACAACTCAAGATGTAACAGACATCGTTGAGCAAAACAAAAAAGAATATAACCAATCATCAACCACTTGGGGTGGAGATATATTTGATAATAAAATTGCATCAATCCCATTAACAGTAATAGATGATTTAAATAAAGCAGGCATCATGCGTGGATTTGCAGTGGTAGATCAAAAGAAATTTAAAGCATGGTTAAATAACCCAGACAACAGGTTCTTTAGAACAAAACAAGGTAGAGTATAATGGCATTTAGTTCTTATTCTGATTTAAAAACTGAGATAGCAAATTATCTTGGTCGTGATGATTTAACATCACAAATACCTACATTTATTCGTTTGTCAGAAGATAGATTACGTAGAGAGTTACGAATAAGACAAATGTTGAAACATTCAACTGCAACTACAACTGCTGGTGATTCAACTGTAGGTTTACCAAGCGATTTTCTCGCAATGAAAGAAATGTATTTAAATACAACTCCTGTATCAACAATGACATTTCAAACTCCCAGTGCATTTTTTGCTAACGCTAGAGTGACTGATTCTGGCAAACCTGTAAATTACACTATGATAGGTGCTGAATTTCAGTTTGCACCAGTTCCTGACACAGCATACACACTTAATATGATCTACTACTATAAACCTGATTATTTAAGTGACTCGAACACATCTAATTTATTCTTAGCAAACTGTCCTGATTTATTACTATATGGATCACTTGCTGAAGCAGAACCATATCTAATGAATGACGAAAGAATAAATACTTGGGCATCTTTATATCAAAGAGGTCTAGAAGCATTACGAACAAGTGATGATGATAGTGAATATCCATCATCACCATTAACGATAACTTTATCTTCAAAGGGGTAATACTATGGCAGAAATGTCTAATTTTTTAGAAAACGAACTGTATGACCATGTGTTAAGAAACGCATCATACACTTCACCATCAAACATTTATGTATCATTACACACAGCAGACCCAACAGATGCAGGAACAGGCACAGAGGTATCAGGTGGTTCTTATGCTAGAACAGCAGTCACTATGGGTGCGCCTACCAATGGTTCAGGCACTAACTCTGCTGATGTTCAATTCCCACAAGCAACTGCTGACTGGGGAACAGTAACTCACATTGGTATTTGGGATGCTTCTACATCAGGAAATATGCTATTCCACACACCATTGGATACAAGTAAAAACATTACAACAGGCGATGTATTTAAAATTGCTAGTGGTTCACTAACTGTTACATTTGCTTAATCATGCCTGCTGATGTTTGTGGTTTTACTACCTTAGAGTCATTAGATGCTTTAGGTAGCATAGACGATTTAACATTGTCATTAGATGATGGTGCTTACGCTACTGCGTGTTTACATTATGGTGACGGAACAATTACCAATGATGGTGTTGTTGTTGCTTCACCTACAGTAACCATATCATTTAGTGGAACAATCACAGGTAATGCTGATGCAAGTGCTAGTGCAGGATTAATTGTTACTAGAACTGCTGATATAGATACATCTGCTAGTGCAAGTGCATATCCTACTAAAATTATATTCTTTAGTGGTGATATTACTTGTGATGCAAGTGTGCAAGCACTAGGTGGTGGTCAATGGACTGGATACGCATTTATGGGTGCGCAAGCAAACTTATATGTCTATCCAAATGCGATATTTGAATTTACAGGAACAATTTCAAGTAGAGCAGATATGAGTGCAGACTTATACATCTACGGACAAGAATGGACTCCTGTATCTACAGGTAGTGAAACATGGACACAAATAGGATAAACGAGGTAAATTATGGCAAAAACTAAAATTTCAGAATATGATTCAACCGCTAGTGCGAATACTGATATAGACAGTATTAATATTGACGAGGGTTGCGCTCCTAGTGGTATAAACAATGCTATTCGTGAGGTAATGGCACATCTAAAAGACTTCCAAGCAGGTCTATCAGGTGATACATTACCAATCGCATCAGGCGGAACAGGTTCTACTACAGCAGGTGGTGCAAGAACTGCATTAGGTGCAGGAACAACAGGTGCATCAGTATTCCAAGCATCAACAGTAGCAGATGCTCAACAAGCAATGGATGTTGAAGTTGGTGTAGATGTTCAAGCATACGATGCAGACACATTAGTGGGTGATACAGCAAAAACACTTACTGCTCCATTTAGAGGAACAGTAACTACAGACAACGATTTATCATTCGATCAAGATGTAACTAATAACTTCTCATGCACACCAAGTTCAGGTGGAACATTAACCTTTACTAACCACACAGCAGGTCAGTCAGGTTATGTGTTATTAGATAATAGTGCAGGTGTTGCTATTACTGCTCATGCTACAACCAAAATTACTGCAACTGATTTAACAACTATCTCAACAGCAGGTGTATACTTAATATCTTACTTTGATAACGGAACAAACGCATATTGCACAGTTAGTGCATCTTATGCTTAATACGGAGATTTACCTTGAGTCTATTACAAAACAGTAATGCCATATCTACAGGTGGTGGTTATAACCTAGAATCTAGTCTACGCTTTCGTGGTGGTCAAAACTTAACAAGAACACCGTCAAGTGCAGGTAATCGTAGAACATATACATATAGTTTATGGTTAAAAAGAGGAGCAATAGGAACTTCACCATATGTGTTTGAGCAATATTATGACGCTAATACAAGAAGTATTTTATATTTTAATGCGTCATCTTCTGAAGCATTAAATGTATTTACAAGAATTGGTGGAACAAATTATCAAGTTCAAACTTCTGCTTCTTATAGAGACTCATCATCATGGTATCACATTGTTGTTGCTATAGATACAACTCAAGCAACTTCTTCAAATCGAGTAAAAATATGGGTTAATGGTGAGCAAGTTACATCATTTTCTGCAACAGGATATCCTCCACAAAACAGCGATACTGCTATTAATTCTACTGGAACATTTTACATTGGTAGTTCTTATGCTTCAAGTAGTTATTTTGACGGATACATAACAGAATTTAATCTCGTAGACGGACAAGCACTTACTGCTGACGACTTCGGTGAAACAGATTCTACAACTGGTGTATGGAAACCTAAAGAATACGCAGGCACATACGGCACTAATGGTTTCTATCTACCTATGAAAGAAACACAACAAGCAACTGGA